CGGCGGGGGGACCCCACCGACCCGCCCCGTTCCGCGGAGGAGTTACACGATGGGGACCTCTTCCCAGGTGACACCGACGGTGAGCTTGGGGGAGGTGCCGGCGGCGGCCACGGCCTAGAGCTGGTAGCTGGTCCCCGGCTCCAGGACGATTTCTCCCTCCATGTCCTCCCAGAGGTCGACCGGGTTCGTCGCCGTGGTCGCCAGCATGGCGTTCAGCGTGGCGTAGGGCCGGACCGCGACGGGAGCTACCACGGTGGCCCCGACCCGGGCGACCCCCACCGGGGCGGAGGCGTTGCCGACGTCGAGGCACGTCGGGGTCAGCAGGGTCCCCGAGGAGGGCGCCGTCTGCGTCGCGCTGTTGTTGACGCAGTGGTAGAGCGTCCCCGCCCCGAGGGTGCCGGAGATGTACCCCACGGCCACCTTCTTGACGGCCAGGCGCTTGCCCGAGTTCCGGGGGTTGTAGAGGACGAAGAAGGCGGTCGTGCCCAGGGCGGTGCCGGGGGCGACGCCCGTGCCCTGCTCACACGCGGCGAACAGGACGCCGCGGTGGGCGGCCTCGTAGTACTTGCCGTGGGCCTGGGACACGCACTGCTCGCCGGTCTTGCCGGCCCGCCCCACGGGCGTCGTGCCGTCGGCGTTGGTCTGCGGGCCCACCCGCAGCGTCAGCGGATCGTTCACGGGAAGGCCCTCCTCAGCTCACGACGTTCTGGGTGACAACACTGGAATCGTTGTTGGCGTTGCCCGGCTTGTGGGCGCACTCGTCGCCGAACAGGACGGCGCACACGACGACGTTCTGGCTGCCGGTTTCCGTCAGCTTGATGCCGAGGTACCGCTTCGTCATCTGGTCGGAGCGCGCCTCGAAGGTGTACTGCTTGTTGCTCGTGGTGAGGACCTGGCTGGTGTTCGACCCGCCGAGGTTGGTGGCGCCCGTCATGTTGGAGTTGTTCGTCTCCACCAGCTGAGCGGTGATGGAACCGCCGCCCGTGACGGTGCCGATCTCCACGATGGCCAGGGCCCGGCGGAACAGGCTCATGTCCACGGGGCCGGCCGTGGCGTTGCTGTTGTTCAGCGTCTGCGGGTTGACCGGGATGGCAATCCCCAGGCGCTGCGTCAGGGTTTCGGTGTACATGGAGGTTAACCTTCCTTTCTGGTAGGATGCTCATGCCGTCTTGGGCGGGGCCGCATTGAAGATCCAGTCACGGTTGGCCATCGACCCGTTCCACCACTCCTCTCCCTGCCCGAGACGGCTCACCTCGCTCAACTGTGCAGCGCCACGAAGGGCGACACCTGGGTGCTGCTGTCCTGGAGGGTGACGGGCCGCTCCAACCACGGCTGGCCGTCCACCCGCTCCACCACCCGCCACGTCATCTGGTTCTTGAGGAAGTTGACGTGCTCGCTAGCGGCGATCTCGATCTGCATCCGGTCGCCGATCACGTACAGCTGCGGGTCGACCAGGATGATGTCGCCGGAGCTCCCCAGAGCCGGGAGTTTCTCGGTGCAGATCGCCGGCCGGCCGAGGAGGCTCCAGGTCGGCGCCTTGACCGCCCCCTGGTCGACGCTGATGAAGATGGCCCGGTTGGCGCCGTCCTTGAGCTGCAATAGCTGCGGGATCACCGTCGGTGAGAACACCCAGATCGCCCGGGCCTGGCTCACCGGCAGCAGCCGGGAGTACATCCAGGCCACGTCCGCGAACTGCACCTGGCTGCCGGTGGTCCGGCTGCCGGCGTTGGGCCCCGAGACGATCGTGGCCCCGGCGTTGAGCACGCCGACCGGCTTGCCGACGCCGTTGCCCTGCAGGAAGGCGTAGTCCTCGAACCAGGCGATCGCCTGGCCGAAGAGGGTGAACAGGAACTTCTCCAGCCCGAGGGCGGCGTCCTGGAGCAGCACGTTGGAGCTGACCGAGTAGCCCGACAGCTCCCACGCCTTCAGCTCCATCATCTTGAACTGCGGCTCCGTCTCGGTGCGCGTCTGCGCCTCGGCCGTCCAGTACATCTGCACGCCGCCGAAGAACGGCGACACGCCGGCCGACTGGACGGTGGTGACGTCGAGGTAGGGGAACTGGAGCGTGGCACTGGCCATCGGCTGCACGAAGGCCCGCGGCCGGAAGATGGCGTTCTCGGCGATGACCGCCAGGAGCCGGTCGTAGAACTCCGGCGGCACGACGTAGCCGCCGGTGCTGCCGGAGGCCTCGCCGAGGGCCGCCTTGGTCCGGACGCCCTGGCCGTCGACCTGGTAGGTCTTGTAGACCTCCTCCAGGCGCTTGTGGTTCTTGGTGGCGACGGCGACGCAGAAGTCGCCGAAGTTCTTGTCCGGGTCGCCGCCGTGGCCGTCGCCGAAGATGGCCGGCACGCCGTGCCGCCGGGCCTGGGCCTGGGCGTTCTGGAACTGCTTCAGGCCCTCGGCGACGATGGCGTCGAGGCTCTGGGTGAACTTGGTGAAGGCCCCTTCCAGGGCCCGGCTGACGGCCGGGGTGATCAGGTCGTCGCCGACCGGGGCCGCGATCTGCCGGGCGATCAGGTGCTGGGCATCGCTCTCGGCGACGTCGATGCGCTCGCCGACCTTGCGGCCCAGGAATTCCTTGAGGAGTTGCACGAACATGGGAACGCTCTCGGAGGTCCTCGGGTGGGGTGAAGGGACGCAAATGACCTGTCCGTCTCCGGGCGCCTCCGGCTGGGTGCTTGGCGTCACCCTCTACCGGCCGGCCCTGACGGCTTGATGCTTCTCTGTGGGGCAGGCTTCCAGCCTGCCGGGGGAAGAGGCAGGCTGGAAGCCTGCCCCACGTCAAACTCGGCCCCTGGCGCGGTCCCAGCCCTCGTGGAGGGCCTTCTCGGCCAGGGCGGTGAAGTCCACCCGGTCGAGGCAGCGCCGGATGTGGCGCTCGACCTCGTCCAGGGCGGTGAAGGGGATGACGGGGCCTTCCGCCGGCGGGTCCCGGCGGAACAGGGCCGGGTCGAGGCCCAGCGCCTGCAGGAAGTCCGGGGGCATGTCGACGGCCCCCTTGGACACCGCCTCGACGAGGGCGTCCTGGTTGGCCGGCAGGAAGACGCAGGCGTACTCCAGCAGCAGCCACTCGTCGATGACCAGGCCGACGTTCTGCCAGCCGTTGGCGCGGGCCTCCTTGTCGTCGGGGACGTGGACCTTGACCGGCAGGAAGCCGATCGACTTCCCCTGGAGCATGCCGGCCTGGACGAGGGCGAAGACGCGGTCGGGCGGCCAGGGGTCGCCGGCGGGCCAGGCCTCGGGCCGGGGCGGGTAGGTGGTCTTGGCCTTGATGCCGACGGTGTCGCCGTCCTTGACCCGGCGCCGCCACAGGCTGCGTCCCACCGGCGGCAGGTGGTAGGCGTGGCCGAGCGTCACGAGCGGGTTGGCCTGGAACTGGCTGTCGTTCATGCCGCGGGCCAGGACGACCTCGCCGGTGCGGTCGACGGCCTCGGTGGAGATCCAGCTGACGTCGGAGCGCTCGCCGGGGCTCAATTCGGTCGGCGGCCGGGCGGAGACCGCCTTGCGGTACTCGTACTCGCGGCCCCTGGGCAGGGCGCGGAGCAGGGCGTCGACGGCCCGGGCGGTTCGGTCGGGCATGGGGAAGCCGAGCGGCCCCTCGGCGGTGCCGTACTGCTTCAGGAAGGGCGTCATGGCTGGAAGTCTCCGCAGGCGTCGCCGGCGTCGGTGACGGGGAAGAGGGTGCGCTGCCGGGCCGAGCGCCGGTCCCACTCGTGCAGGGGCGGCTGCAGTCGCGGCGGGTGCCGCCGGCACTCGCCGGCCGGCGGCCGGTCGGCCAGCGGCCTCCAGTGGCGGCAGCGCCCGCAGGCAGGCTCAGGCGTGGGCAGTGTCATGGGCATGTCAGTGACCTTGAACCTGACTTCAGTAGAACCGAGGCGTGTGCGTTGTTACCAGAGCAGTTTTTTGAATTTTTATGTGTCAGTGAGTGCCAGAGAGTGCCACGGGCAAGAATTTGGAGTGCGGCGAGGATCGCCGCTTTCGTTTTGGATTTGAAATGAGAG